ATAAAATGCTTCCCTGACACTTCCACAACCTTCAGAATACCAAAGTCCACAGGGGCGTCAAGCTGCTCAATGCCGTTTACCTTGAAAGAGGACACATTGAGCGCATCGAGCGTTTCTTGCGTTATGAATTGCCCGAAGTCCTGGTAATAGTTGCACTCCTTGAACCTACAAGAGCAGGGCAGGTCGCAGCACTGCGTATCAGACGGCTCGACCAGAAAGCGGATAGGTGTCGGCGATTCAAGCGCGGGCGCAAAGTCGCGGATACTTTCTGCAAGTGCGATAACAGGGCGACCGTTGTACCGAAAGAAAAATGGCGTCCTGAAGTCCCATTCAGAATACTGCGCAGAGGACATGTACACAAGGGCATCTATGTATGTACCCCGCTTTTGGCGCTGGAAAAATCCAAGATAAAACAGCACATACATATCGCTTTCAGCAACGCCATACACAAGCTGCCCCGGAATTGTCGGCTCGTAGCCTGCCGAAAACGGCAGTATAGGCGTATGCGCGGCATATCCAAATGTCTGCACGGCGCTACCCTCGAAAAAGAAAGAGCAGTCAAGCCCGCTTTCGGTGTCATACTGCCGGACATTTCCGTAAAAAAACAGCGACCTCGCGCCAAGCGCAAAAGAGCGCTCCCCGTCTGTGTTGTCCCATAGGCGCGGGAAATAAACCATCGGCTTTGTTTTCTGATCGCCAATGTTTTTTGCCAGGCGCAGCGCGGGCGTTCTGCCTTGTAATGTCGGCTCAAACATGGGATTTTTCAGGTCTATCACCTTGTCCTCAAGTTCGATACTGTTCAGCACCTTGCGCGAATATGCTGGCTCCGGCAGTTTCAGGCTATCAATATAGCTGTCTGAACTGTCTGCCCACGCAAGGCGCGTGTAGCGTGTTGCTGTTGCTTTTATGCGCGACATTTGCGCACTATCGCATATAATTCGGCTGCTTATGTCTATCGTGTCTTCGCCATCGCGGATAAATCCAGGCAGCGTATCGCCGTTTACAACCGTAGTTCGGTACGGGTGTATTGTAACCGTCCGGCTCAACCAGTCTGTTTCAACCCGCCCATTAATCTTGTGGACAAATGCCTTGAACAGATCGAGCAGCTTGTATTTGCAGTCAATCAGCGTGTTCAAATCTACCACATCACCCCGCACAAGCGACTTGTTCGCTGGCTCTATCGTTATGCGGTAGCCTTTTTGCAGTACAATTGCATGGGAAGCACCAATGTACACGGCGGCAGACTGCCCGGGATCTAATTCGACCTCGTAACAGAAATTTGCAAAGCGTGTTTCACCGGACGGGATTACATAGACAGACGGCTCTTCAGCAAGGACTTGCCCTGAAGGGAAGCCGGAAGTAGGGTCAAACTCGATAATTGAAAACCCGATTGTGTTTTCAGCACCTCCCGTGTTTTCTATTGTCCCGATAAAACAGAACTTCCAGCGCCCCCTAAAAGGCAGGTTGTTCGTTATGCCGCCAAAGTACAAAGCGCCTGCCGGAAGGGCATTGCCACCCGGATCATATTCAACCGTTGTATAAGGGATTGAAGATGGTACAAGGGGATTAGGAATAAAGTCGGTTGTAAAGTTCGCGCCGATCAGCTTGTAATCACCGCCACGGCTTCGCGTGTAGTATTCCCGGTCGAGCAGGTATGCGAATTGGCATCTTGCCCAGTCTGAAGAAAGCACCTGCCCATCGAGTGACCAACCGATTTCGCAGAAAGCCTGCTTGAGCAGATACGGCTCTGAAATCCAGGGGCGCAAATCCTCAAGCCATACACGCTTTACTGCCGGGTCTGTGAACTGCGCCGGGTTTGACAGATCAACCCATCCGCCGTAATCCACGGGTATCCACCTGTGCGCAAGCCCTAAATCTACATACGCCTGCGCTGTCCAACTGTCTGCCACTTCGGATGCTGAAAGCGTTACTTGTCCACAGTCAACTGTGCATAGTTTCTTTTCGGATGCAAGCTCTATCCAATGGTTAGGCGAACGCCGTACCTCAATGTCCCATTCCTTTGTCGTATCATTTTTGCCTCGTATCCAGATCCTGTCAAACGGCATTTCGTAGCTTCCAACTACAATGCGCGCCTCAATGCCTGTGTCAAAATTGTCGGTTATTACAGGCGAGGAAAACGAGATAAATGCCGCGTCGTTCGTCGTAGAAAAAGGAACCGAAAACGGCAGCACGCCGTCTGTAATCAACTGGTTTACGTCAGACAGCGCGTTTACGTCTTTCGATGTGCGCAGCGAAAAGCCCGGTTTCAAATCCAGAACCGCCCAGGCGCTGCCCGCAATTACCTCGCCCTCGGCAGACATTCTGACGCTTATTTTTATATTGTTCTGGCTCATACCCCACGCGGTGTTTGTAGTTTAGTGTCCTGAACCGTTCCTGTTATTTCAAGGTCTATGTAGTCGCCTGTCTGGAATATGCGCACGCCGCCCGGTTCAACCAATAGTCTTTTTGCGATCCACGAACCACCAAACGGGATTATCCCGGTTTCAGGCACTTGTACCCATCGCTCCGGGCTTGCCTTCAGGCTTTTGAAGTATTCTACCTCTTCAGGGTCAAAGTTGCGCCGGGCGCGAAGCGTGATCTTCTCATAGGCGCGCATTTGATTCATCATTCGACCTGAATACTTCGCGCTTTCGCTGCGTGATACGCCACACGCTACATTCAGGCATATTTCTGTGCCTTCCTGCACCATTTCTGTCTCTGTGATTTCGCACAGCAGCGTACCAATACCCCCGGCAGGTGTCTTGAAATACACATCTGTTAACGTGCTGCATGAATGCTCAACGCCTATGTATGTCTCCCACCCAATTGTGCCGATAACACCCGTGTCCCAAGCCTCGGCGCGAACAAAGAATTTTGATACGGTAGAAAGGTCGGGAAGCGAAAATAGCGAAAGCAAGCGCCCAGGGCTTACATTAAAGCAATGCACCTGATTTACAAGCACCGGAGCGTAATCAACAAGCGCGAAGTCAGTCGTACCATCGTTGTAGTACACGTTGAATCGCAGCTTGATAGTTGTCGGGGCAAGCGACTGATACCCTCCCGCAAGCCATAGCCATGCGAATGAGTTTTCACCCAGGACAAGATACCTCGGCTTGTTCGTTAGAAATTGCGGGCAAAGTGCGGGCTGCCCGTCAAAAAGGTTATCTGGATGGTCATAAATGTACCTGCGCATGCCCATATTGTCATGCACCGGAATAACCGTATCCATCACCAAATATTCATCGCTATCTGCGAAAACTCCCGTTTGTGGTTGGCAAGAAGCATCGCGCCATGTAACGCCGTAATTGATTTTGAATGCCGCAACCATTGTAGTCTCTGCCGGATCAATCTCGCTGTCGAGTGTAAGGTCTGGCATAGGGGTATAAAGTGTTCGCTTCGCGTCATCCATAAAATCCACACACAATTCGTCTGCCACGCCGCACGTGCCGGACGGTGTAATACCTTCGTACCTTGTTATGGCCGAAAACACATTCGTACTGACATCGCCGCGAAGCAGTCGCACCTGAATCATAGCGCCAGGCACAAGCACGGGTGTCACGCCGTTTGTAACGGTAACGGTAGCGCCTGCGCCCGTAAGCGCGGCATATTCCATATTTGCACCCGTAAAATTATCCTGCTCGCCGCATGTCTTCCAGGTTACCAGCGTGCTGCGCAAATTGCCATCAACTGCGATATTCGTATCGCGGCTAAAGAAAAAGTTTGCTTGCAGCATCCTGCGAAAGTTTGATCCGGTAGTATTGCCCGAAGAAACGACCTTGAACGAATTAGCTGTGTAGTCGCTTGCGCTATTCACCGTGAACGCTCTACCCCATAGCGTGAATGTCGTACCGTCTGCCGGGATTGAACCGACCGTGGAAGGGAACACCACAGAAATAGAGGCGTTTGATCCAACAGTAGAAAAAATGTCTGTGTCATCTGGTTGAAAGCAGAATTGCAAGCAGTCAGAGACGGGCGTAGGTACGGGTGAAACCTCGGGGTGTGATATTATAGAGATTGCCATTTATCCAAGTCGGTTTTGATTCATTATGCCTTCGCGCTCAATTCGGCGGTTTGCGTCGTTTAGGCCGTTGCCTATACCGGATCGCACCTCGCTACCTACTGCTTTTGATACTTCGTTTGCCACAATCCGGCCAATCGCCGTTACCTGTTCGTCTGAAAACGAAGCGACTGCCGATACATTCAGGGTAGATGAAGAAAAAGATGTTTGCGGCACATAGCCGACAACACCGCCCGTTGCGAAGTGCGGAACAGGCATTTTGCTTGCTATGCCCGGCACTCCGGCGCGGTGAAACACATCATGCCCCGCCATTTCCATCACATTACTTTGCTGCTCTTCAGTTAGCAGCATTTCGCCTGGCTTGACGTATGCAAGCACCGTATCGCCATGTGCTGTGCGCGGTGCATTTTGCCGCTCACGGATTCTGCCGGATGCAAGGCGCTTGACCTGGCCACCTTGCCAAAACTCTTGCGATTTGATCTCTGCTACTTGTACTGCGCCTGCAATTGCCGCGCCTCCTGCGAGTATCAAGTTTGCAGGGAAAGGCGCGCCTGTGAGTGCCTTTGTGATTGCCAGCGCCGTATTGATAAGCGCTTCCTTGATTGCGGCTGCCTTGCGCTGCTGCGCGAATTTGCGTTCTATTGCAGCCTTTTCCTTTTCGTACTTTTCTCGGATCAGTTTCTCCTGATCCGCATTGCCGTTCGCGGCATCTATCTCTTTTTGCTGCCGCACCTCCAAGGCTGCAAGGGCTGCATTTTGCTCGGCATTGCGGCGGTTTTCCGAAATATTGAACGCTGCGCTTGCCGCAGTTTCTGCGCTACTAATTGCGGTTGCAGTAAGTACCTCAAGCGTCCTTTTTTCTTTTTCAATCCGCTCATCGCTGGCTTTATCCCGCCGCTCTTTGTCTCGCTTTGCGCCTTCCTCTACCTGCTTCTCCATCTCATCGAGCGCCTTTTGCGAGGCAGCATCTATCTTGATTTCGATAGGAAATTCCACTGCCTGCATGCGTGCCTCGACTTCCTTACGCAGTTGTTCTGCCTGATCCTTTGCGCTTTTCTTGTTGTCCTCCGTAAGCAGCTCAGGCACAAAACTTATAGTCGGCGCTTCGGCAGTATCCGGTGCAGACGGTGCGAGCTTGCGCCCCGTGCGCGTAAAGAATTGCAATTCCAGAAACGCTGACTTCGCCTTGTCCAGTTTCTTTTTCGCCTCATCAAGCTGCGTGATTAGCGACGGCATAATGCCGCTCGATGACGGCGTTTTGTTTATCCTGCCTTCGAGCGTCTTGATTTCTTCTTCGATTGCGGCAATAGATCCTGCCAGCGCTTTTAATGCGCCGCCGCCCGGTGTGCTTGTTTTCTGCTTGTCCCCGCCTTCAAATATTTTATTGATTTCACCCTCTATTTCTGAAAGCGTTTTGCCTGTCGTGCGAAGTGCAGTTTCGTTTGCTGTTTGTTGCAGGTCTGCGAGTGCGCCCTGCGTTTTTTGCAGACTTTCGCGCAGCGAGTTTATGCGCCGCTCTGCCTGCGCGCCAATGTTTTCGGTTTGTCGAATGTCCCCGGCATCGTTGCGCACAATGCCAGACGTAGCACCTGCCGCACGCCGCGCCTTGTCCCCATCAATCAGGGCTTTGGTAAGTTCGTTTTCTAATTTAATCTTTTCCTTGGTTAGCGCCGTGCGCTGCTCTTCGGTGGACTGAAGCAGGATTCGCTGCTCAAATAGCGAATTGCCAAACGCCATTGTTTTAGCAAGGTCAATTTGCCCGTTTGTATCGTCGTTTACAAACTTCAGGTATTGCGGATACTGCTCTTTAAGGGTAGAAATTACGCGGTTGCGCTCGCTTTCGCTGGTCGTAACATCTTGCACGACAGACAGCATCGCTGTAAAATCAGCCTGCTGCTGCTGCAATTCTTGCGAAAGCGGAGTATCGAGAAAATCGTTTACGCTGCCAACAATATCGTTAATGCCATCAAAAAACGACTTTAGCGTGCCGCCGCCCGAGCCGATTGAGGCGAATAATTGTTGAAAGTTGTCAACCAGGTTTGAAAGCGTGCCGTCGAGTGTCTGCGATACTGCGCTTGCTGCTCCCGCAACGCCGGGCATTTGCCCCAGTTTGAGCAGGTATCCCGTGATGTTGTCCGCCGTATTCTTGAATGTTTCAGACTGCCCTTTGAAAGTTACGCGTATGTCATCGCCGTTCTTGCGGGCAACAATACCAAACTCCTTCAGGCGCTCAAACTCGCCCGTCTGTGCATCAAGCACAGCCTCCGTGAATTGGTCTATTGTCTTGAACTGCGTTGCTGCAATGTCGCCAAACGTGCGAAGCTGCTCGACAGTAGGACTAAACCCCCGGTTTTGAAGTTTGATAAATGCGCCCGTGACCTCATCTAACTGAAACGGCGTTTCTTTCGCAAACGATTTTATGTCGGCAAATATGGTTTTCGCGCCCTGGTCGTTGCCAATACTTTGCCGAAGTGTGGCAAATAGCTTGTCGTAACTTCTTACCGCATTGATTATCTCCCCGCCACCTATCGCAACACCTGCACCGCCAAGCAGGCTGCCAACCGCGCTGAATGCAGACTTATAGTTACCTACATTCCCCGTGAACCGCCCGAGCGATTGCTCGATGCTGTCAATTTGCTTTTTTACGCCTGCTGCGTTTGAAATTATAGACTGCCCAAACCTGGAATTTCTTTCGGCAGCCGACAGTTTTGTAACCTGGTCTGTGAGCTTTGAATATTCAAGGCGCAAGCCTGCGAGTGAATCTTTCGGAACGGTAGTCGCCTTGAACTCGCGGTTTAGCTTTGCCTGCTCTTCGCGCAGCGCGGCTGATTCCCGGCGCAGCTTAACCTGCTCACCAAGCAGCGCGTCGTAAGGCGAACCAATCCGCTTCGCCTCTTTAATTTGGTCGTTTATCGCCTTTTGCCTGTCGCGTATTGTCTCCTGCGTCTTAGCAACGCCGACATCTTGCGCGGAAAAGGTGAATAGTATTTTTTGTGCCATTATGTATAGAAGATAATCGGTTCAATTATTTCGGGCTGCGAAAACTCGATGGTTAACTTCGCGCCTGTTGTTTCTTCGATCACGCGCCCAATTATTTCAAGATCGCGCTCCAGCGCCGTTGACGCAAATCCAACACGGTCGCCCGACTTGCTGAAACGCGAACTTGCGAATGTCGGCATGCCCTCGCGGGCGTGTACATGTGCCGTAGCAAATGCGGCTCCAACCGCCTCGCGCTCCTCCAGACCTTTCGACTTGAAAAAAGTGATAAGCCCCTGGATGTACTTGCTTGCACCGCCGCCGCCCCTGCCGAAAGGAATACGGTCTGGCTTTACGCCAAATTCCAGCGCAAGCCCATACTCTTCGCACTCGATCACCGCCGTTACCGTATCGCTGCCGTTGTCATCAATGCGGTACTGAATAGAATCATGCAACCGCCCCGTGTTGTAATGCCCCTGCGCGATCAGCTCCTTGCGAATATCGCCTTGTAGTATTGCCATTGCCCGTTCCAGGGCTGCGTGTATCGCTTCAATCATTTTTCTGTTTTTTCTCCGATTAGCAGCATGATTGCGGCAAAAATGCCGATTGCAAAGCCTGCCAGCGTAGCTAATATGTCAAGCAGCTTTGCCATTATCCGCATGTTTTGCAGGCTTGAGATAGCATCACGGGCATGTTCTCGATCCCGTCAAAGTTCCATACCGTTTCATCGCAATACTTCATATCAACGACCAGGTTGATTGAATTTCCATACAAGTTTTCTTGTGGAATCGCCGCTTTATATCCGCCTTGCTCTTTCACTCCCTGCGCTTGCAGGCTTCCCCATCCCTGGCTTTCGGTTATGCTTCTAATCATGCCCGCATCCTGCATCGCCTGCACCATCTCCGGCGTGTACAGGCTTATTTCTCCGTTGATTTCGTATAGGCGCGTTTTTCCGATCAGCGAAAGCGCCTGAAACAATAGCGCTTCCGTGTCTTCGTAGATCTCGTTTATTGTTCGCCCGGCGCAGCCCGTGCAAACCGTCTTATCTGTGCCAACGCTGAATTTGTCCAGCACGGAAATATTGAACTCAAATTTGCGCGTATTCATCGCCGCGAACGGGCGATCAACCGTGTACGACCGCTCGATCACGACAAGGGCTGGAAATTCCCAGGTTGGTGCGCCCTTGTACTTATTGTTATGCCATGCGCGCGACCAAAAAAACGGCTTGTCTTTGTCGCACACCGTAGCGCCGAAGTTTTC